ACACGTGCAGCTTCATATCATCCTGATTGGCTATCTGTTTGATATATTCCGCTATCTTATTCATTTTATCTGCCCTCCGAGCGTTATTTTCTGGCGGTACCCACCTTGTCCAAAGGTATAAGTAACCGCTTCCACAAAAAACCTTTTATCATCCCGTTCCTTATTGTCGTCATCCAGTATGTGTACAATGTCGCCTTTACGAACATAAGGCTCGCCGAATGCCATAAAATCACCGGACATCTTATCAACTTTGAACCTGGTCAACTGATCCTTTGCAAAAGCTTTAAGCTGTTCAACAGTTTCTTTACCGGGAACCAAAAAAGTTCTGATCTCGGCATCCTGCACATCCTGCGGTTCTTTCCATTCGAGTTTCTGATTATCCCTGGTAATTGTTTTGGCAATGATCTGCAGATTCAGATCCTCAGCAAGCGTATATACCAGATTGTCTGAAATCGTATTTTCACCTATCCGGAACTTTATAGTCCGCGTGGCGTTGTCTCCGGTTGTCAGCGTGGTTGGTAATATGCCATAGAACGTATCATCCCTGAAATAGAAATTAACCGGATAATTGGCCATAAAATATTCAAACACTTTTGCCAGGGTAGTATCCCGTGTTATTCTTACCTCGCCGAGATCCACTTCAGCAATACTTGTATTATACGAAGGCATCCACTCTTTAACAAATTCCTGAATTTTGAGTTTGGCGTAGTACGTCGCCGGTAGTTTTACCTGTTTGAGTTTCCAGGCTTCATTTTCGCACTCAATTACCGTGGGAGTTCCGCTTGAAACATTCTTTACATAACCTTTAAACACCGTTTCAAAGTAAAATTCGGTACCATAGCCCAGGGAAATGGAAATAGTAGAATTACGCTTTACATAATCAGTGATGGATTTGCCTTTGTACTTCAGCTTCCGGGGAACGGTAACTTTTGCGGTGTCGGTAAAGTTACGCGTTGATGTTACAATCTCTATCTCATTCACGTAGTTGAACGATACCGAGGTTTTGGTTTCAGGATTTTTAATATTTATAAAACAATTCAAAACCTTCATTCGCCCTCCTCCTGTATGCTTAGTTGCACATCCTGATCACTGATAAGTTTAAGATTAAAGGGTATGGCATTAACAAATTTTGCCGACGACTGGGGTATGCTGGCGCTCTCTAACACTACCTTATGCACATCAAAAGAATTGATAAACACGTTGGTAACATTAAAGTTTTCCTCGATTTCAAACAGACTGATAAACTCTTTGAGTTCATCCAATGGAAAATGAAATTGTGAATCTGAAATAAGACTACCCGAAACGGTGAACGAATAATCTTTGGCAGAGATAAATTCTTTTATGCTACCGCGCCGTTTGGTAACGGCAGTTTTCACGATGGTATTTTCAAAGCTGGTGTCGATGCGCACATCCCAGATTAGTATTTTAACCGAACTTTTGTTATCTTCAAAAATAAGGTTGTTACGCACCGGGTATCTTTTATCTGAGGCAGTATAAGGGCTTACTTCGTTGGCAGTGGAAAGCCTGTACTCGCCATTACCGCCAATATAGGCAGGGTTAAGAATGAGATCGTACACGCCTTGTTTAACTAATTGCACGGCAGCAGTACCCGAAGCCTGGGCAGCAGACCTTGCAAGGTTGCTCAATATACGGGCAGCGGCATTGTCCTGCCGGCCCTGCAAATCTTTGTTTATTATAAACCTTATACCTGCCATTATGCGGAGTAATTTACATCATTGACTACTGAAGCCAGGGCATTGGTGAGTTTGCTCATAAAATCTCCGGCATCTTTCGGATCCTGTGTCTTATCAAAATAGTTATTGTTAGTTTCGATAAGGCCGCTGTTGAGGTTTATGATAATTTGCTTCATGGACTTGCCACCGCCCGAAATTGCATCCGAAGCATATTCCGGTGTGCCGGTTCCTCCACCGCCACCAGCTCCGCCACCTCCGGTTTTACTACCAAATTGTAAATCTGCCAGTTTATTAACCGCACTTTTTGCCTCATTTTTTAATGGAATATATTGATTTATTAATTTGTGTAAAAATGGGTCATCCTTATATTGTTCAGGATTGTCCTTTAAGTCAGACATAAATGCTTCTAATTGCTGGGCAGGAGTTTTACCAGCTTTCATAAAAGGTAATAAAAGTCGCACTTGATTACGCAAGACTAATCTTTTTACATTATCTTCAATTTGATCTTCAATTTTTCCCATTTCCGAATATGCAGACTCAATTACACTTGATCTATATTTTGCCTGTGCATTTACTTTAATTTTTTCAATTAGAATATCATAGGCTCCAGCAAGGTTATTGGTATTAGTAATCTCATCCAGTATCTGCTTATTTAACTCAGGATACATTTCTTTGAGCTGGTTTACCAGGTCGTTTCGCTCTTTACTCTTTGGATTGGTACGCCGGAGTTTCTCAAACATCACATCAAGACCGCTTTTTTCCTTTGCATAATAATCCATAGCCGTTTGTTTAGCGGCCTCCATAGATTCTTTGAGTGCATCAGTACGTTTTTTGAACATCTGAAAGGCTGTAATAGCCGCAACGACCACTGATACAACAAGTCCGAATATGTTAGCCTTCATGGCTGTGTTAAGCGCTTTGAATGCAACTATCAGGCCCTTTACACCTTGTTTTAACAGAATTGCAACTAAATGAAAAAATGTGCCATTTAAAGCAAGTATTTTCATCATAGCTGCTGTTCCGGCTCCAATCAACTTAAAAGTCACAAGTGATGCTGCAGCTATAAGTATAATTTTTCCAATCAGTTTTATTGTATCCGAATTCTTATCAATCCATGTAAGTAAATCTTTTAACACGGGCACCAATTTATTTACAACGTTCAATACAAAACCGCCTATTCGTTCGCGTAAGTTTCCCCACATTATTCCTAATTGTTGCAGTGGCCCCATTCCTGCTTTAGCTGCAGCCTCAGCAGAACCACCAACTTGTTTCTGCAGCTCGCTTAATATGATAAGTTGAGCCTCTTCCAGTTTTCCGGATTGCACTAAATTTTTTATAGAAGCCTCCTGATCATCGGTAAATTGAATTCCAGCTCTTCTAAGCGCCGTTATCCCTTCAATTGGTTGATTTAAGGCTTTACCCACCTGTAATGTTGCCGAGTTTAAATCAGTACCCATCTTGGTTGATAAATCAGCAATGGCCGGAATAGCTTTATTAAATATTTCGCCCCTGACTTTTGTAAATGTGAGCAGTATTGATTGTGCACCGGCGATATCATCATCATCGAATATGGTTTTACTCTGTAATTCTGCTGCAGATTTAGTTAGTTGTGTAAAGGTTAATCCGGCCGTATATCCTGTACTTTGTAGTGATGCTTTTAACTGAGCCTGTTTTTTCATAGCATCGTCATACATTTTAGTACTGTCTTTTATAAAGCTGTATGATTGTTGCGCTAAAAATGCAATACTCAAATCTTTAATGGACATGCCTAAAAAAGTTTTGGGAATGTCTTTTAATCTTTGAATAAAACCTTTTGGTGGAAGATTATCAAGCTTGTGAAGTTCCCTCTCCGTTTTTCTTATTTCACCATTTAAGGTACGAACTTCAGTATATGTTGTTGCAAATGCTTTTTTTTCTTTGAGTACTTGCAATTTGGTATTTAAAAAATCAATGGATTTTACTGCCCCGGTTATACTTTTAGGTAATTTATCAAGGTTCTCATGAATTTTTTTGGCATTAGTATTACAAGCAATCAGGGATGCGTTAATCTTTTTCATCGATGCATCCGTTTTTTCTTTAATTGATATTATATATTCAACAAAACTTGACATTAGTGAAATATTTTCATATTTTTGTAAAAAAACGAATGGTAACTTTTATCGTAATATTATTTATCACATTGCTTTTAAAGCCATTTTGGAATTCCATATTTAAATTTATCGCCTGCCTGTTTGTGATACCCTTAGTTCCATTATGGCTGCTTTATGTTATTATTAATGCCTTTTTACCTAAAAAAGAACAACCTATTCTTTAGCCTTAGCCTCTTCCTGCCTGATCTTAATAAGGTAGGCAATTTGGGCACACCACTCATCATCTGTCAATTTAGCAGGGTTGATGTGCATATAGTATTGCAGCGAAGCGTCCATCAACCCAACCCAGTCATTTGCGACATTCTCAATCGCTTCGCTTAAAGTTTTTTTATTTCGGCCTCCTTGATTTCAATAAGCTCGTTCATTTTTGCAACCAAAGCAAAAAAGTACTCGTCCTTGTTTTTAAGATCAATATCGCCATCAATCCAGCAGTTATTTAAAACCATCTCGTTGAATTTCATGGGGTCATTTTGACCTACCGATGTTGCAAATGAAAGTATTTTGCGATCTGGTTTTTTAAGGTATCCGTATTTGTCCTCAACCTTAACCTCATAGACATCGCCGTAATTATGCTTCCAAATAGCTATTTGTTCAGGAGTTGCTTTTCCATTTTCTTCCATACCTACCTCCATTCTATGTGGCTCGGCACCAAATCAAACGTAGTTTCATTTTTGGTGTCGCCCTGTTTTATGTCGAGAGAATCTTTGGTAAACTGGCAGTTCCGGAGCTTATGAGTGATAAGCGTGGTTCCGTTCATGGGTACAAAGCACACCACTATGTCGAATGGCGCAATATCCTGAAGGCGACCGGTGTCGCTGGAGGCGCGTATCGCTTCCACAGCGCTGCGCAGCAATGTAACGGATGCCTTTGGCGTAATATTGCCATATCCGCGGGCTACAGCCACCTGTCCGGCTCCCATAATGTTTTCCACTACCTGGTCGTCTTCATAAGTTACAGCCGTTATGGCCGTTTCGGGGAACCCTGCAATATTAACCTTGAGGTTTGCCCAGGAGGGTTCTACACCGTTGATAAGGGGCACATTTCTTAATCCGTTCATAGTTTAACTTATTGATGTTGTATTTTTAATGGTTACGTTAAATTCACGCATCACGCCCACACCTACCTTTTCGATCACAAATTCGATTTTGCTGGTGGACAACACGTTCTGATCGGGATCGATATTCACGGCGTAGCCGCTGAGTTCACCTGCCTTTTCCATGTCTTCGAGCTGTTTTCCGGCCACAATCTTCAGGTAAGCCACATCGTCGGGGTTGAGTTTACCCGTGGCAGGATCCAGGTAAATCGGGCCGGACAGTTCCGGAACCAGGTACGTGCGAATACCACGGATGGCTTTGTCCATGCTGCGGTTGGCTTCGATAAATTTATAATCCGACGTGTCCAGATCCATCGTATAGCTGTCGTTGAACCACGATCCTGACATGCCTCCCTGATATACCAGGAACAGGTAATGTTTGGCATCAAGAGCGGCAAGCGCTGCCTGAGTGGTATTTTTTACAAGGGTGCCATCGGAGAATCCTGGCGTTGAAATCCCTGAAGGGAATTTCTTGACCCACGAAATGCTTTCGTGTACTTTGGCCAGCGATAACATCCCTATGGCAAGCCCGGCAAGTCCGACAGAATACTTATTTACAGAGTTACCTGCAGCCGTATAAAGGTCGTTTGCGGTACCGCTACCATCCTGGCCTATCAGAACAGATACATTGCGCAAACCGGTTGCCACAAGACTGGTCGAAAGCCCTGAAATAGCAGCGATTTTAGGTATATAAAGTATCTGTATTGGGGTGAACAATGCGTCCTGATCTATTGCTATTGCCTTCAGTGCAGTAAGTTCTGTTGACGATAACTCTTTTTCGTAGCAGTACACGGCAATCTGCCGGAGTTTGCCTTCAGCATATGATTGCATGGTGTTGATCTCGGTAAAGTCGTAAGCTCCGGTAGGTGTTTTAAAAAGGCCTACATACAGCATGATGGCAGGGTTGATCCTGAGCGCTTCTGATATATGATAATGCAGGGCCTTAATTTCCCAGTTTGCCGATGTGGAAACTATACCGAGCGCTTCGGCGGCAGCCACGGTACCGATAAGCTGTATGCGGTTTGAAGTGGTAAATCCTGACGGCAGGTTGGCATCGGCCAGGTATAACATTAAACCGGAGTAGTGATCTTCACCCGGAAGGCTGGGGGCAACGCCACCGTTGCCTTTTACAATGGTTATTTTATTCATTTTCTATGTTTTTAGATTTTGATTTTTTTGATTCAAAAAACTCTTTGCGGGTGATCCGGGTGCAGTTAGCACGTTCGTTAAAGTAAACTTCCTTATCGTCGTACCAGACATAATCAACGCCCGGAAAACCATCGAATACGGCCTTTATTTTCTTTTCCATAGGAGGTAAAATAATAGTAATAATTCAATAACAAATAATGCGGACAGTATCTGGCCTGCCCTATGCCAAAAGGTGATCTTGCTGACAACAACCGGTATGGTCTCCTTTGTGGTTGAGGTATGAGCAATAGTTGTCTTTATATGTTTTTCGTTCCAGGCAATGGCAATGGCGGCGCTGTCAATTTTACATCCTACAGTAAGTTTGTTGCCGCTAAGGCTGAAAGCGGGCTTAATGTTAGCGGATGCCCTGAGTGTTTCAATTTCGCACAGCATAATATTGCCTGCAGAATCGCATTTCAGGAATAATTTGTATGCTGCACTGTCAGTGATGTATATAATAGTGTCGTGCCTTTTTTCAGTTATTACCGTGTTGGAGGAAGTAACATCGCTTGTAATAACCGAACCCTGGCATGGGTATAAGTTATTGCAGCGCTCTTTGGTGGCACATGCCGATAAAGCAACCGTGACCAGAATGAGAAATACTATCTTAAAAAATGGCTTCATACTGTCTTTTTGATTGCTATGAATTTGCGTAAGCGCAGCCCGTTATTTACATCACGGGAATACTTACGAGTTTTCCGGGCCACCATATATCCTTCACGTCCTCCGCTGCTGTTGGTATTGCCTTCTACCGTTACAAAATATGCAGGATAGTGTTCTATTACAATGCCGGCATGTCCGCGCCATAAGCCTTGGCCATTTTGATACTGCTGCCAGATAACAATGCTGCCTGGCGCCGCTGTATCAGACAGGTAAAAATAACCGGATCTGTCCCTGGTAAAATTGGCCAGCGTACTTTGCGAGTTGCCTGTGATAAGTTTCATCGCTGTGATATTTACAGCGCTGTCATCAATGGCTCTATGCCATACAAGTTTGCAGAAATATACGCACCATGAATCGTACTTATGCCATCCAACCTGTTCCATTTCACGCTGGAATGACTTATCAGCAAAGCCGGAGTTATTGGTTGTTTCCCTCTGGCCAATGAGCGACACAGCCGTATAAACAATGGCTGCAATCAGTGTAACGCCTATGGAACCTTTTTTAACTCCCGTTTTCATGTTTATTTTTTCTCTTATTATATTGCTTTGCCAGCCATTTAAACAATCTTCCTCCGGCGGCCCCGGCTAATCCTCCCACTATGGATAAGAGCGCCGTTTCAATGATCTTTCCGCTTGTAACCCCGCAAGTGAATCCAATGGTAGAACCCGATAATATGCTTAATAACTTTTCCCGCATTTTGCCTGTAAAAGGATGAGCGCCTACTCAACGCTGTTACCTGTCTTTCGGCGGCTCGTCCTGTATTTTTATGCGGTTACCTGGATAATACCGAGCACACCTTTAGAATCGCCCCTGCGTGTCCGGCCTCCTGCACGCTGCAGGAAACTGTATATATCACCATAGTACTGAGGGTTGCCCTGATCGTCGAACATCTGGGTTACACCCAACGCACGGGCCACCATGCCCTTATGCCAGAATAAGGCTATCGCCGAGGCGGTAGTGGCATAATTGCTGGTTCCGGTTTCAATATCCACAAGCTGTTCAGGAGTATAGGTAAGGTCAGAAGACGTCCATCTGAAATAATCGGTACCCGATACGGCTGTCAGCGTGGGCGCTGAAGCTACCAGTGCCGTACTGCGTTCAAATATTTTAAACCCTTCGAGCATATCGATCTCACCGGTAAGCGGGTTGTAAATAACAGAATAGTCCCTGTTGCTGTTGGCTTTAAGTTCCCGAACCAACTGACCTTTCATGGTCGTATCAATGATACATCTGCGGTCAGCTTTTGGAATACCCCATTTATTAAAGGTTTCTTTGGCTACAATAAAGTCTTCTATGCAGATAGCTTTACGGTTTGAAGTTCCCACATGAGGAGATACGGCAGATCCGGAAGTTTTAATGAAATAAGCCGGCCTCCAGTTGTATAACATTGCTTCGGCAATAAACTGTTTCAGGTACATCATATCCTCATTCATGCAGCTATCCATCTTGTCATAAGAAAGTTCTGCTTTATCAATATTGGGAATGAAACGGGGATCTGTAGTGAACTCATCCAGCACATAGGTTACATCGATATCTTTACGCCTTGTGATAGTCGCCGGTAGCGTTTTACGGTTACGCTGTACGCCGGACGGACTGCCTGCCTGGGGTATATGTACCACGCCTACCCCGATCACATACTGACTCTCGTCAATGGATTCCAATAAAAATTCATTGTCTTTAAACAGGTTTTCTACAATGTAGTTAGTCCATATTTCTGGAGTAACTGCCATTAAAGCGACTCCTTTAGGAGCTTTGATGAATGCAGAGGCGCCCAGAGCAGCTGCTCCGGCTCCTATGCCAAATACTGATCCGATACCGGTAGCGAACAAAAGAGCTACCAGGACACTAAAAATAAACTTGCTTGTTTTCATGTTGGTTTTAAGTATTAATTGATTATTAATTGATTTCGTTTGAATTACACAGTTACCCATTCAGGGGCAGTTGCTCCCGTGTTCATTTTCAGCGTTTGACCTGATGTTCCTTTGGGCAGTTTTGTCCAGGCAGTGCCATTAAAATACAGCATGTCTCCGGCGGTACCGTCTTCCAGTTTTGCCAGGGTTACATTCTTATCTTTGATGGCTGCTGTTTCTACCGCATTGGATGCAAGATGGTCTGCGGTGATTGCATCATCGGCAATCTTGTCAGAGGTTACCGCATCGTTTTTGATTTTTGCAGTTTCCACGGCATCAGTAGCGAGTTTGGCAGCCGTGATTGCGCCGTCCTGCACATCATCATTGGTGCTGGTTACCACTACGAAGTTTGTTCCGTCGTATTTGAGAAGCGCGTAAACGGTAGCTCCTGAAGGAACAACAATGTCAGATCCTGAAAAACCAGTGCCCAGGGTTACGGTTCTGGCTGCACCTGAAGCAGTGAGCTTTACCAGCATCTCGGCATTTTTGGTAACTTCTGCATCAACAGCTACGTTGATTGTAGGATTACCTGTAAGCGCTCCGACTTCAACGATAGTGTTCATCTGATCCACTACGAGATCGATAGTGGCCGCATAATCGGGTGTCTGTGTGTCGACACTGGGGAACAATACTTCAATTTTTTTATCGGTGTCAACCACTGAATTAGGAGCCTTGAAGCCGTAGCTCGCATTTGTTTCTTGTCTGATAAACATGTTTTTATCCTCCTGTTATGATTTATACTCTTTGTTGAACTTTTCTTTGTAAAGCTGCTGGAACCAGGCAAAGTTTGTGGCTTTGATGTTTTCCAGGCGGCCTTCTTTATGCAGCTGATCCCATGTTTTTTTCTGGTCAGCTTCAGAGATGGTATCCTTGCCAATCTCATCGATAACTTTTCCGACACCGGACAGGCTGTTGATCACCTTTTCTGCCGTAGCATAATCATTTTCGGACATTTTGGTGTACGTTTCACGCATGTCTTCACCGAATTTCTTTGAAGCAATGGCCCCGTCAATAAGGTTCTTTACCTTAGCCTTGTTGAAATCGTTGATCTGATTCTGCAAAGCTGTAATTTCTTTGTCTTTTTGCGACAGTTCAGACGCATGAGACCTGTTTTTTTCAAGAATATTGTTCACGGCGGTTGCAATGGCATCCTCAGTGACATTCTCGTCCAGGTTAAGTAATTGAGCGATTTTTTTCATTTTTGATTTTGTTTGGTTATTATTCGAATAATTATTAAGTTGCTGCGAAAAATGATTATAAACGTCGCGGGGATCAGTTAGGGTATCAGGCGCGGTTATTTCCTTGCCATCCCTGATCTCGTTGACAAGCTTTAAACTGAGCGCCTCCTGTGCGGATAACCAGGTGTTGGTATTGCAGAAATAATCCTTTTTTACTTTTTTTGCATCTATACCTGTGCGGTTAGCAAACATATCCACCAGGTCG